CGAGCCAACGATGGTGAACTCTTTACAAGATTTAAGGTGCTTAAAGGAGATGGACTATATGTCACAACGGCGAGACCTAATGGTTTCGTCTGCGCGACTGTTTCAGCTGAAGCCGATGATAGCATAGCAACGATTTCCCGTTTGGGTAAGACTTCCCTTATGCTCCCATCTGTGGCTGGTTGGATCAAGGATGACCGAGCAGCTGCTGCTGTTCTGACTGAGTATCACCGCAAGGTTTCACCATGTGAAGTCCCATATGTGTTCCCAGTTGAACTAGCTGTTCGTGCCTACCAATATAAGCCCTCTGAATTTGATCAAGACGCTCGCCCTAAGATGACAGCGTTTATGTCACCCTTCATACACGCCGCCTTTGTACCTGTACCAAATAAAGCAGGAGAAGAGCGTTGTGTTGAAGGAAGGATCAATTCTTTGAAGAAAGAAGAGCCTCTGCCCTGTCGTTTCCGCGATAGGACGTTGGATGAGTTCGTCAACCTTATCCTGCGCGACGTGGTCCTTGAACCTGTTTGCTATGAAAGTGTATCTGAAAAGCAAACAAGTGCTACCCAGAAACAATCGCTTCTGAAAGCTGTCTTGACTGGACCTTTCAGGAAAGCGGTTTTGAAATGTTTCATCAAAGCAGAAGCATATCAAAATGTCAAAGATCCACGCAACATCTCTGTGTATAATGATGCTGATAAGTTGGATATGGGCATGTTTGCTATGTCTCTCGCGGATCATATGAAACGCTTCCCGTGGTACGGTCCAGGTAAAACACCAATCGAAGTAGCAGAACGTGTTGCTGAAATTTGTTCACAAGCAAATTTTGTAAACGTTTCTGATTTCCATCGCATGGATGGAACCATTACTGCTGTTTTACGCAATGTTGACCGGATGCTTTGTATGAAGGCCTTTGCAAACCATCGCACAAAGTTGAATGAACTCCTCAAAACCAACTACGGAAATATTGGTTTTCTCCCCGAAGGAACAACTTTTGAACAAGGAACAACCCATGGGTCCGGCTGCTCAGCTACAAGCCTCTTCCAGACCCTTCGAGCGTCCTTCTGCGCTTACCTTGCCTATCGTAGACAATCCACCAAATCTCCACAACCGTCGACGCCGGAAGAAGATTTCAACAAACTTGGAATCCATTTCGGTGATGACGGCCTCGACGCAGATCTCTCAACGGAGGCTCATGAATGGGCTGCCCGACGAGTCGGTCTTGTACTTGAGGCCGCTACCATCGAACGTTTTGGGAGAGGCGTCAATTTCCTGGCACGCTACTATTCACCGGATGTGTGGGATGGAGCTACTGACAGTATGTGCGACTTACGCCGCCAGCTATCAAAATTCCACACAACGGTTAATCTGCCTTTTGGTGTCCTCCCTGAACATAAGCTTGTCGAGAAATGCATGTCTTACATCGCCACAGATGCCAACACACCCGTCATTGGAGATTTCTGTCGAAAAGTTCTCCGAACGTCCACTTATGTTCCCAAACGGCTTTATGGTCTTGGGAACTGGTGGAGCCGGTTCGAGGCCTCCGTCCAGTACCCCAACATTAATGTTGGCGGATGGATGGACGTTGAGCTTGCAGTCAGTATTCCCCTCTTCGACCAAAGCCGCTTTTCAGATTGGTTGGCTTCCGCCGACACGATCGAGAAGCTGCTTTGCCCAGTATTATGTCATGACGTATCCGTGCCCATCACAAATCACTCGGTTGTCGTCGACGATGAAGTATACATGCCAGCATCCCCTGTATCTGCTGTTAAGGAACCAGATAACGAGTCAACCTCTACCACGAGCAGAACACGTCGCCGTGCCCGAGGGAAAGGCAAAAGCAAAGAAATTGAAAACCCAGCTTCGCAAGTTCTCACCAGGCAACGCACTAGGAAACCTATCGTGCTGCGCCTGAAATCCAACGAAGTTAGAACCATCGCGCCAAACAAAGGCCCGATGGCTCCGG